CACCCTGATGAAAGAGATCGTCAGCCTGGGTGGCGATGTCACGGTGGCCCAGAAGATGCTCAGCACCGCCTGGGACGTGTATTTCTTCGCTGTGTTCTTCAGGAACATTGCCTGGAACATCAAGGCTGGCATGATTGACCCGGTGCGGGAATTCTTCCCGCCGGCCAGAGTGTTGCAGGAACTCAACCTACGCCTGGAAGAAGTCAGCAAGATGATCCCCAAGGTGCGTGATGTCATCAACAAGATGATGGGGGCAATCGAGGACTTCGGCGGCTTCTTCGCCGGTTGGTGGCGCATAATAACAACCGCCTGGAAGATAGCGGACTTTAGCCGGTTCTTCAGGCTGGTGGCCTCCGGCATTTACTACGGCATGATATTGCCGGTTTGGGTCTATTTCCCGCCGTCGCAGATCATTCAGGAGCTTGTCAAGAGGCTTGAAGCGGTCCAAGACCTTATCCCGCTGGTGCGCAAGACCATTCAACTGATGATGAGCGAGATCGAGAAGTTCGGGCAGGAGTTTACCTCCTGGGAGGGGATGGTTAAGAGGGCATGGGATGCCTTTAGGTTCGCTGCTTTCTTCAGGAGCCTGGCCTTCAGTATCAGCTATGGCATAATTGATCCCATCTGGCGGTATTTCCCGCATTCGATGCTGCTTGAAGAGATCGTGAAGGAAATAGACGCCGTATCGAGGATACTACCCAAGGTGAACGAGGTTATCGACTCCCTTACCGGGCAGATGGACAAGCTCAACACCGGCCCCAATTGGGATTTGGACCTTGCCGCCTCGACTGACAAGTTCGCCAAGTTCTTCAAGGGAGCGGCAGAGGCGATACGCACAGGCATAATCGACCCCATCAAGCAGAACTTTGCTGACACGCAGGAGCTTGAGGGAGTAATAGAATCGTTGGAATCCCTCAACCGTGTATTGGGGGCCTTGGACGAAGTTTTGGCCACCCTCAGCGGCACTATGGACGGCATGGCCAACCTCAATCTTGATCTTTCGGGCCTGAGCAACGTCAATTTCGGGGAAATCAACGATGTGGCGCAAACTTTGGCCCAAATGCCGCCCCTGGACGCCGGCCAAATGGCGAATTTCATGGCCGGGGGTGCTACGACCGCCAGCTTCATCAATCCCGCAGAATTTGGCCCTGGAGGGCCTGGCGGACCCCCTGGCGGCGTAGTTACACCTGCGCCGGCACCGGGAGGGGGCGAAGATACGGCTGCTGAGATGGGTCAACAGGTGGGGGAGGCATTGCTCAAGGCCAATATACGAAATATGGCACCTGGAGCAGCCCCAGGCACTCCCAAGAAGACTCAAAAAATACAGGATGATGTCGTTGCGGACCTCCTGCGTCTCCTAATCAGCACCATGACCTATACCCAGAAGACGCAAAACAGGTTCTCCGAACAAACAATGGCCCATAACGCCGACATAAATACCCAGACGCAGGTGCAGGGAACGGATAAGGCTTTGAAGGGGTCGGCGGAAATAACTGCTGCGGGGCTGGAGCGAACCACCGACACCCTGGATACCAGCATCAGCGGGATCGCCGGAGACGTGCGGACGAGCGTGGCCGATGCGAACCGGACTCTGGCCAACACCCTCAACCAACGGTTAGGGGAGATGGCATCGCGCCCGGCAGCAGCCAGTCAAAATGCCACTCAGCCCCGCCAGCAGCAGCAAGCCAACCAAAGTATGACACGCCTGGCCGAGCAGGGCACCACCCGTGGCAGTATCTTCGTTGCCGACGTGGAGACGCTGGGTGCCATTGAACGGCTGAGTGAGAAGTTGACCGCCGGCAATACTGGCCTGCGCATAGGCCAGGCTGCCGAGCCGCCGGCCACCCAGGTCGCCACCGCTCAGTCGATGACCGATCTGCACCAGGCGATGCAGCAACGATATGCCACGGACCAGGCTCCGGGCGGCACGGGTCCGATTGCCGAAATGAGCGAACTGACGAGACTTACGGCGCAGGCGCTTGCCGTCGAGCAGGAGCAGAAGGAACTGCTGGAAAAACTGGTCAGCTTCTTCAGGCCGACCCCGCCCCCGGTGACGGGCACGGGCGGCGAGCCACGTCGCACCCAGAACCGGACCATACCGGGTCGTCCTGCTCGCTTCCCGCAGATACCCGCCGGCCAGGCGGTCCAGAGCGCCAACTTAGGTGTCCTGCCCAATAACTTCGCCAACACCTAAGTTTTGCAGGTGATACTCATATATAAATGAGCCAGCACCATCTCTTCCTCACAACCACAAGGATACTATGCCACAAGGTACAAATGGGAGCGGCGCTCTCGTCAATCTGGAAAAATGCACCATCCAAATCCCACAAGGACCGACGATCAGGCTTAACGTCCTCCCGGATATTTCGGACTCCAAACAGGCGTCGTATTCGGACGAATCGGTAATCGGTCGCGCCTTCCCGTTGAAGACGTTTTCGCACGGCGATAACCGCAGCATCTCCATGACGGTACACCTGATCGTCTGCACGTCGCAAGACCTCGACAAGAATCTTGGATATTTGCGGGCATTGGAGAGCTTGGTTTATCCGGGGCAGGGTACAAGCTCGACCCCTTATGTGCCGCCGCCCATCGCCAAGATACAGTGCGGGCGGCTGTTGGCGGACGGCCCCATTTGCGTCGTGCTGAAAAGCTACTCAGTTAAATTCCCGACAGAAGTGGCCTGGGACGCCGATAGCTACTTACCGTATAAGTTCGATATAGATTTGTCGTGGGAAGTGGTATACGACAGCAGTAATTTGCCGGGGCAGGAGAGGATCATACAGACCGGAGGATAAATGGCCAACACGCTTGAGAAGTCGCTAATCAATGCGGGGCAGTATGTGCCCCCGACCAGTCGGTACACCAACTCGGAGGTAATTTATTACACCGACTTGAAGCGCATTACGTTCGCCACCTACAAGCGCAAGGAATTTGTACCCTCCGACAAAGACCGATTCATGACGGTGAGCAAGGGCTTGGAATTCAGGCCGGATTTGGTGTCCCAGCGGGTATACGGCTTCTCCGATTACTGGTGGAAGATCATGGAAGCCAACGGCATATTTGACGTATTCGACTTCAAGGCCGGCACCAATATCAGGATACCGACTGCTACCAACTTGATGTTATAGGAGAATTATGGCTTGTTCCTTTCGATGTCTGCAAACCTACCAAGTGCCGCCGCCCTCGATAGGCGACCGCACCAGCGGCGGGCCGGAACCCGAAGCGGTAGCGGCACCCTACGCCATTATTTCCTTGATCCAAGGTGGCGGGGCCAATATGTCCGCCGGCACGGGCAGCTTGGCGAGCAGCAGCTTCGTAACGGTGGGCAACGAGTCTGCGCCGGCGGTCCATAACACTGCCGTGCTGGCATCCTTGCAAGTGAGCGTGTCCGGGGCTGTCGAAACGGTGGCCGAGGTCATTGATGAGGAGGGCGGTGAGTTCACCGAGTTTGCAAGCATGGTGTACTCGGATATTACCAACGGCCAGTTCTCGATGCTGGCGGATTTCGGCTGGATTAGAAAGAGTTGCAGCACCGGGGCGGTCCAACCTTATTATCTTTCCATGCTCCCACAACCATTTGGAGGTTATATCTACGGGGTCATCCACGATATGGAGATTCAGTACACGGCGGGTCGGGTGAAGTTCACCATCAAGACCAAGCACCCGTTCGAGGCCAGTGCCAGCTACCGTGTCAACTTCCCCTTCGGCAGCGAGGACCAAAGGATGAGGCTGGTCCCTGCGATAAATAGCCTTCACAGCCGCAGCAACCCGCCGGTTCAACGGGTGGTGTTTAGCCGCATGACCAACGGCCAATCGCAGCCATTTTCCTTCAGGAACAGCGAGGGCGGTCGCAACGGCCCGTACAGTGCATGGGCGGCGAACCAGCAGCAACCTCTGGCGGCAGCGAGAAATTGGCTCAACAGCCTGACGACCGACCGCAACAAGGGCATCTATACGATCCTCAATTCGATGGACCCGCAGCCCACCGTGACCTTCCGGGAAGACCCCACTCCGGCCTGCAACGAGAACCCTCAGATGGGGCAATATTGGGGAACCTACATCGTCAACGGCGGCGACTGCACCCCGGTTATTTCCTTCGAGCCGAAGACCAATTATATGTTCGCCATGAACCTGAACCCTGGCAACGTCACAGGTGGTCCGGGCGGGTTAGCGCAGCGAATGCTCACTACCCGGCTGCCTGCGCAACAGCAGCAGCAGCGACAAACGGCTGACTGCCGGCCCGTGCGCAGCCGAACTGCGACTCCGGCTTCTGGTATTCAGACCTTCATTGCGCCGCCGCAGAGTGACATCAACTGGCGTCCGCCGGCCTTGGTTGCCGAGAGGCTTCAGCAATCCATCGACGCCCACCTGGCCACGCAGCGCAACACCAACGCCCTGTATAAGCCCATTAACGCCGAGCTAAAAATCCAGGGCGACCCAAGATACACCAACAACAACTTCGTCAACGCCTCGTGGCGGATAGGGATTATCGTGGTCAATCCATTCCGAGTCGTGCGAGGCAATGAAAACTGCGACTGGTTGGCGAACCCGCCCTGCAACAACATCTTTTCCTCCGATAAGTGGAAGGTCATGGGTGCAGACCACCAGATTGCCAAAGGCTCATACACAACGACCATTAAGGTATTCTTAGACCAAGTAGGACAATAATGGAGAGACTGGAACCGCTACCCGAAAACATCAGTATACCGGAGAAGATCAGCCGCCTTCACGAAGACCTGCAAAGGCTCAAGGAAGAACTGCACCAGACGCAAATCAATCTGGCAGATCAGTACGTCCAGAAAAGCCACTTCATGGTGGTGCCGCAGTCCGAACAGCAAATGGGCATCTGCACGGCCTTAGTCGTGGACACCATTGACATCTGGAAGCAGAACCGGGTTCGTTTCTTTTGCCCCCTGTTCCATGACCCGCTGCGGCCCATCAAGTCCTTGCCCTGGGCCTTCCCGGTTTCTCCCTTCGGCGGTTTCGATGACAGCGGCGTGACCTGGGTGCCGCCCGCCGGCTCCACGATCTGCATTGTCTTCGAGGGCGGGCAAAGAAACTCCCCTTATTACATCGGCACCACCTGGGGCCGGGACCGGGGGCCATCCGGCAACCACGTCTGGGGCGTCAACGTCGATGAATATTATCGCATCTGGGAAGGCCACCGCCGGGGCTATCTGTGCGGTCCTGATGACGGCTCGCAAGTCCTGCCACCGTGGAACACCGAGAATTATAACGGGTTCGACATCAATTCGGTGTCGGACTTTGACAACAATCCCGAAGCCCAGAAGCGCATCACCTATCCCCACATCTACGGCTTCAAAACGCCCGAAAAGCACATGCTGAAGATGGTGGACGGCGACCCCCGCTGCAACCGCCGCTGGAAGCGCATTGAGCTTATGTCCGGGTGCGGCAACTGGATCATGATGAAGGACGACCATCTCCACTTTGCCGGCCAGTGGGCGCATCCCACTTGCGGCGGCGGTCCACCAGGGGATGTAAGTTGCTGGGAAGGAGTATCAAATCCCGACGCCAGCGAAGATGTTACGCGACAGCAAGGGCTGCTGGATGAAGGCGTGCCCCAATCGGAGGAGGGCACACAAAGCCAGGAGGACGTACTGGCCCAAATGGCTGCGGATGAATCCGGTGCCCAACCCCAGGATGTACCACCCAAGGAGAAGGACGAATGCGAAGGCGAGGAGAGCAGCAGCACGATTGTAGGTGGCCACCCCCGAACCCCTGGCGGCAACTGCTTGGAAAAGGACACCAAGTACGCCCACTCCCAGGTAGGTGCTAACCCGTTCTTCAAGCACCAGAATGAATGCCGCCCGTATCAAGCAATGGGCGCAGGGCCGAATAAATGTGAACTGCCCCAAAGCGGCATTCAACTTATGAGCATCAGTGGCCACACCATCGTCATGGACGACTCGGTAGAAGAACCGCAGGGAGAGCCAACCTGGGAACGGTCCCTTTACCCGTTTGACTTTGGTTGCAACGGAAAATATGTGGGTCGCATGTCTATTCGCTCGTCTACGGGGCATCAGATCATCTTTGACGACACGGAAATCTGTGCGGGCATCCGAGGCCCCGGCAACGGCATCAGGTTCCGCACCGCTTGCGGCAACCTCATTCAATTAGACGACGAAACCGTGTGCGTAGACCCCTGCGACAGCAAGAGCGATTCGGCGGGACAGTGCCCTCCCAACTACGCTGGCGAGGGCCGTGGCATTCTTCTGGAGTCCACCAGCCGCCACATGATCGAACTTCACGACGAGGGTAACAAGCAGTGCGCCCCGTGCCGGGCCTGCGGTGTTCCCCCGGAGAACAAGGCCGACCAGGCGTTTATTCGCATCCGCTCTGGCTACGGCCTTGAGATAAAAATGGCCGATGACGACGACCAGGAGAAAACCAAGCAGCAGTACATTCAGATATTTTGTCCGCAGAAGGACAACGAGGACCGTGGGCCGCACATCATGCGTTTCCAAGAGGCCAAGTCCGGCCCCGGTCAAATATTCATTAGGGCCGGTGGCGATTTCATCGTCTCGACCTACGATTTCTTGATTGAAATAGTGGGCGACCCGGACGAGAATCCGTCCGACAAGATGGAGATTGTCAGCCGGGACAAGATCGTGGACGTGAAGGAAGATTACCTGAACATCGCCAAACTGCATCTCTTCAAGGCGGACGAAGTGATATTGCTGTTGGCCGGGAAGGACTGCCCAGAACCGGACGGCACGCTAGGCCCCTGCGTCGGCCCGGTCATCGTATATTCCGAGGGCTGTCTGCGTCTCAGCGACCGTATTTACGGTTCGGCCTCAAAGGACGCGCCCCCTGCCTCCATCTTCATGCTCTCACCGTTCTGCGACATGAGCAACGGCGGGGGTAATGGCGGCGGCAATGGTGGGGGAGGCGGCGGCGGTGGAGGAGGTACATAATGCGATTCTTAGGAGCGCCCTACCCAATAACTACCCACCCCAGAGGTTTGTTACACGTCCAGTCCGGCATCGAGCAGGTCAAGTCGGACCTGTTGCAGCTTTTGTTGACCAATCCGGGCGAGCGAGTGATGCTTCCCGACTTTGGTACGCCGCTTAATACTCTGATATTTGAGCAGAACGATGGGATATTGGCGGAAGCCGCCAAGCACATGATTATCAACAGCATTCAAATGTGGGAGCCACGCATCACCATCGAGCAGATTGAGGTAAGCAACAACGTGCCGCTGGACGAACTCAACCCGTTGGATACGAGGACGGACATCGACCACATATTGAGCATTAAGATATTGTTCTTCGACCCAGAAAATATAAAGGACGTGCAGGAGTTAAGATTGGAAGTGCCATTGGCCAGCGCCTCAATGCCGATCAACGTCGCCCTAAATACAGGAGCGACCAGTGCCCAAAATACAGGAGTAACCAATGCCCAATGATTGTCCGGTAACACCGTTCGCGCAATCGCAAGCCAGCGCAACGCCAAATATATTCAACCTCAATTACACCAACCAGGATTTCTGGTCGATGAAGGCGAGGCTCATTGATTACATCCAGCAACAGTTTGGCGATCAATTTAACGACTTCGTGGAGTCGGACCTGGCCATCATGTTGATCGAGAATTGGGCCTTCCTGGCGGATACCCTATCCTTCAAAACGGACCAGATCGCCAACGAAGTGTTCATCGACACCGTAACGGAGATCGACAACGCTTTCAGGTTGGCCAAACTGGTTGGCTTCCAGCCGACGCCCCCGATTGCCGCCCGTTCGATGTGGAGCGCCAAAATCAACAACCCGCTCCTGCAAGATTTGACCATGCTGGCCCCGCTGGACGTGCAGGTAAATTTTGGCGACCAGAACATGACCATCGAACTGTACCCGGCGGATGCGAATAACAATCCGATTTTCGGCCAGGACATTCTGATCCCTGCCGGCAGCGTAGTCAACAACAGCATCGTCGGCCTGGAGGGAAACACCTACACCGACCAGTTCAACGGCAACGGCCAACCCAACCAAAGTTACACCCTCGCCTTCTTCCCGGTGATCTTTGATTCGGTGCAGGTGAGCGTGGACGGTGTATCCTGGGAACAGGTGGATTACTTCACCGACTCCAATCCCAGGCGCGAATACCGGGTCGAATTCGATTCAACTTACACCGCTTATGTCATGTTCGGGAATAATCTAGCAGGACTCATACCCTCAGCCGGGTCCGCTATTCAAATTACCTATCGGGTTGGTGGCGGCGTCAAGGGGAATATCGTCACCAACTTCGTGCAGACCGAAACCATCGCCAACGTCAGCGGGGTTCAGTTCCCGGTGCCGGTCAACCTTTCCAATTACACCAAAGGTGAATTCGGTTACGACGGCGACACCATTGAGGACATACGGCAGAAACTCCCGGCATATTTGCAGACCCAGAACAGGGCCGTAACGGCGCAGGACTACAAGACCTTGTGCGACCAGTTTGCCACGCCCTATAACGGCAAGGTCGGCAAAAGCACTGCGGTGTTGAGGAACTACGGCTGTGCGGCGAACGTGGTGGACATTTATGTGCTGGCCTACGACGGGTCTAACGGCCCGCCGGCTGGACTCGCCATCGCTCCTAATGACCTAAAGGTAGCTCTGCAAGATTACCTGGCGGGCCTGCAAATGGTAACGGACTTCGTGTGTATCAAGGACGGGGTGGTAACTCTGGTGGATGTCGGCATCGAAGTAATCATGGACAAGTCCTACAAGAAGTTCCAAGACCAGTTCACCATTAAGATCACCAATGCCGTCAAGACGTTCTTCTCCTTGAACAATTGGGACTACGGACAAACCTTGCGCGATTCGGACATCGTGAAGGCGCTCTCCACCATCAGTCAGGTGTCCCGGTACGAGATCAACTTCGTCACCAACGACCCGACCAACTCCGGGACAGTGGTTACGACGGAGTTCTACGAGATCATACGGCCCGACACGATCACCGTGACCTTCCTGTATGAATAAAGGACAACATGGCAGTTAAGACGATAGATCAAAGTCCGAGCATTAACGATACGGTGCTGTTCAACGTCCTCACCCCGGACGCCAACGGCTGCTTTAGCGCGAATCCGTATGTTGTGAACAACGTCACGATCTATTACGTCGAGCGCGACTTCGCCTTGGGCAACCCAGCGGAATACGACGAACTCATATTTAACAACGACCTGTTGACCAAGGCCGAGACGGCGGCGAAGCTCGCCTGCACCGACCCGACACCGGAAAACATTGAGGCGGCGCAGGTGGCCCAGCAGGCGGCGAATTCCTACGCCCAGGTTGCACCAGTCTATTTCAACGAAGCAACGCCCATCGCCGTCATCGGCACGCCAGAGTATCCGGCCTGGCTCAGCACCGACACCGCCAACTCGCCCCTGGAGAACATTCCGACCGATGGGCAGGGCAACCCACAGTTCGGGCACTTCCAGTTCGCCTGGAACCCCGTGGGCGTTCGTGAAGGGGATTACTTTATCTGTTGGACGTGGACGATGCTCCCCGCCGGCAGCAGCCAGTCGGCCCATACCAAATTCACTCTTCTGGGCGACACCCAATCGACCACCAGTATACCAACCCACCAGACCAGACCGGGCAAGTACGAGACGTTGCTGGCACAATATACGCCGCCCATGTACTTCACACCCCTGGCGGTCAACGACCTTTCCCCTGATGTCCTGGTCAAGTTCAACAACTCGGTGGCCAAGGGTTTTACCGATCTGGAGAATCTGGCCAACCAGATTGTGGACCTGTTGGATGCGAATGCAACAGCAGAAGCCCTGCTGCCTCTTCTTTCCCGCCTGTTCAACTTGAAATTGAGGTCGAGCGACCCGACCCGTTGGCGTCGTCAGATCAAGCGGGCGATCCCGCTGCTGAAGGGAAAGGGCAGTATTACGGCGCTGCAAGAAGCCTTCCAACAGGCGGGCATGAACATGACGAAATTCACCCGCATGTGGCAGGTGATTTCACCCTACACCTGGCAGGACCAGTTCGATTTCGACGGGGCCAACACCTTTATTCTCAGCAACGCCGCCCGTCCGGTAGACCCCAACAACTTCGTCCTCTCCATACGCCACGCCGCTGACAACAGTTACACCCCCACCAATTTGGCCTACGTCAACTTCAACACCCTCCAGGGCATAACGACCATGACGTGGGTTGGACCGGCACTCCAGCCCGGCGACAGTATTCTCATCCTGTATTTGGTCAGCCCGCTGTCCGAT